CAGCTTGCCGGTCGGCTTCATCCCTAAGTACTTCATGCCGCGTCTCTACCTTTGCCGCTTCCACTGCCGCGTCGATGCGCTCTTGCTCCTTCCGCTTTTCCTCAGCTTGCCGGTCGGCTTCATCCCTAAGTACTTCATGCCGCGTCTCTACCTTTGCCGCTTCCACTGCCGCGTCGATGCGCTCTTGCTCCTTCCGCTTTTCCTCAGCTTGCCGGTCGGCTTCATCCCTCTCCGCTTTCTCTGCCCGCAATTGTTCCAGTTCCACTGCCGCCGCTTCAGCTTGAATGCGGCGCTCCAGTTCCGGCTTGAGTACGCGCAACGATGCTGCGATGGCTGACTCTGCCGACATCTTGAACTCCTGCATGGTGGACGTGTCGTAGGTATCGAGAGAGCTGATGGCGATTTCCAACTGTGCGATTGTCTGATATAGATGCGGTTGTGTGTTTTCGACAATGCTCTTCACGACGCCAGAGAGACGAATCTTCCGCGCATCCTCTTCCTGCTCCCATGCCGTCATCGGGGCCAGCACCTCGGTCTCAATGCCGCCGATGATCTGCACCAGACGCCGCTTCTCCTGGTCGATGGCTGCGATCTTCCGCTTCGTTGCCCCGGTCAGCTCCTTCGCTCGTGCTTCGATGCCGGTACGGAGTTTCTGGAGGGGACGCGCAAACCGTTTCAGTTCTGTGCGCTGCTTCTCGGTGGATATGTCGTACTTCTTGGCCTCAGTAAGGTACCAATCTCGCCCCACTGCCAGTTGCGCATCAGTGACCGCTCCCGGCGTGAAGAGCATGTCATCGGTAATTGTGTCGATGATGGCAAGGGCAATGCTTGGGGAATCAATCCCAGTAAGAATCGCTTGCTCCCCACTCGTGGTCGAAGTCTCTACTGTCCCACTCGTCTTCTTCGGAGTGGGTTCGGTAGGGTCCGCTTTCACCTTTGTGTACGGGTGCACGTCCGGGTGGCTCTTGATATTCTCTTTGAAGTAGGAGTAGATGTCATCCGCCTTCAACATGTTCTGGTGCATCCATGGAGGAACGTCGGCATAGTGGTACTCGCTTCCCGGTTCGCCCGCCGCTATCTGCTTCTTGTTGGGCGGGAACTTGATTCCGAGTGGATAGTCTACTCCACTCTCATAGCCTATCTCGCTGATCTGCGAGGATTCGACCGCCTGCCACTGCATACCAGATACCGGCTCAGGGCGCTCGTTAAAGTCGTTTGTCATTGTGCTCCTCCCGTCATTACTGGTTTTCCGTCCATATACTCGATGTATTCCCCGTGCTCATCCGTGATAGCAACCACGTTGTTAATATCGACAAAATGTCTGCCGTCCTTGTCACTCTCAGTGACAGAAACTTCGATTATCTTGCCTACGGACGACTGGAGAAGATCGAAAAGTCTGGAGTGAAAGCAGACAGCAAACTCACTAGTCCATTTCCCGTCCGGTGCAAAGAGCTTTCCGGTAAAAGCTACGCTCATGGATGCGTTTACTTTTTCCTGGGCTGGCCACAGCTTCACCGCCGCCACTGTGAATACCAAGTTCTTTCCCGCCCGTTTGACCGTCTGCGCGGTTCGCTGGCTGGCTACTGGCAATGCTGCTGCGCGTTGGGTGAGAGGTTGGGCAGATTGAGTCGCAGCGGGCGCTCCTGCGGGTTGGTGCGATATTGCACCGGCCATTTCCTCATCCGTAAACTTCGCTCCGCATCCTCCCTTCTTGCTGAAGCAAACCCAACCACCTCCGTATTCAGGCTTGCCCTTGATGATCGCGTCTGCTCCGCAATTGGGGCACAGGTTCTTTTTCTGACCCTGTTGCTTCTGCCTACGTGGCAAGTCTCCCTCGCCCTCACCGGCATCGATAGTCTCTTCGGAGTCAGGGATTCCGACGATTGCCTTGTAGGCATATTTCATAGCGTAGGTTTGAGTTCCGCCCACGGTCTGCTGATTGAACTTCAGAGCGCCATCCTTGCCGAGCGCCATCTCCGCTGGCAACTCCAACAAGTTCTGAATCCACTCTCCAGAATCCCAATGCACAAGGCGCGTGTATAGCGAAACGGTTTTGTTCTCCAGGTCCGTGACGGGGAACTGGGAGACTGTCAGGTGGTACTTCGTCAGTGACGGACGAACGGCGCTGATAATGTCCAAGAGCGACGCGTAGCTGTAATTGTTGTAGTCGTTGCGCTCTCCCTTTTCGGAAGGCAAGTATTCAGCTTGCGCTTCGCCGAGGGATTTGTTCAGGTTCCTCAGCGAGTAGTCTGATGCTATCGTTCCTTCCGCTAGGACAACATATCCGAGCTGAGAAACGATTGGTATAGGGACCGGCGTATCTTCGATTTCCTCCGTCATACTTCTCCTTAACTTTTCTCTTGATTGAATCCCCGTCGTTGCCTCTTCATCAGTACATCCACTTAGCGGCTCTCATTGAAGGGTGTGGACGGCGGTAAACTTTGGAAAGAGCCTCAGCGCTCCTCGGTCTCTGCCATGCTTTGAGCAGAGACAATATAGCCTTCAAAGATGACATATTCGAAAGTATCGCCATCTTTAATTTCGGAAAGCTCTTTTGCATTATAGGCCAGCCTGCGAGATGTCAATGCGCTACCAGGAGAGGTATGCCAATTTCCCTCTCCACCCTTCGTACGCCACAACAAAACAAATAGATGATCCATGTCTGTTTCCTCTCTGAAAGGATTAAAACACGAGTCTAGCGCCACGTCAACTACTTTTTACTTATTTTCTATTGATAATATTTATAAAATGCTTTATGGTTATTTCATGGTTACGAAACGAACATCAGCGACGAGTATTAATCTTACGGCGGTGGATCGAAAGATACTCTGCAAGCTAAAAACTCAACTTGAACCGATTCATGGAAAGTTGACATTAACGGGAGTGATCCGCATTGCAATGCGGATGGTGGTTAGGACGTAGAGTGACGCTCAGAAAGCGGAGAACGCGGCGCTGAAAGCTTCAGAACCAGCGCAAACTCTACTCAAGCGTATTGATGTGGTTGTAGAAAACATGGCCGATATTCCCGATTGGAAGCGCGGGACAGAGAAAAACTAACGCGCAGCAGAACCAGTATCGAAGGAGGAATTACGTTTAACCCAGGATATGCAATAATTACCGAAGAAGAACTTGAATGCGCCGAAGCTTACCTGCAACGCCAGAACATCGACGTGCCTCCCTCTAACTTTGATCCTTCGAAGCCGGTATGCATATGCCACGACATAACCATCGACGGGCAGGTGTGCCGCGCATATAACGCTGGTTGCCGAGTCTGTAATCCGATGGCGAGTAGAGTGCCAGGTGCGCCAGTGAAATTCACAGCAAAGCCCGTAACCAAACGGGATGAACGTATCCGCAAAGGATACATAGAGCGCGACCCGGTAGTCTGCGGCAATATAAGCGGAAATCTGGTCAAGAAAGGTAAAGAATGACCACATATTTCCCGCTTGACTCCGCTTTTCTCTGCGTTGATTGCAATAGCGTAGTCGAAGATTCACGAGAGTGCCCCGCCTGCGCGTCTGGTTCGATGCTCAGCCTCGCGCAGGTGCTCAACCGTAACGAAGGTCCAACGCCTAGCCGCGAGAGCGTCCTTCGGCTGATTGATATGATGGAAGACGCGCTCATGTAAAAAAGGACCGTCCAAGTGGACGGTCCTTGCAATTAAACTCCGTTATCGAAGAAGCGCCGTAAAACCCCTGGATTTATCCGTGGGGAGGATGTCAAACTACGCGGTGATTATCAGCGTCCTGTCATTGGATGCCATTAGCATCTCACGTAACGAATGCGCCAAAATCACACATCCTTCAGACGCGCTGTGATTAGCCTTTGAGTTATCGCCATGCACCATCAGTCCGGTGCGCCCGTACATATTGGTTCCTTCGTTGGGCGTAAGGTGTGCCACGATTGGGCCCTTGCCGCTCGTATCATCAAAGAATTTTCCGATGGTCCACGACCCTTGCGGGATCGGGCCTATCATGTGTTGATCCTGATACGCGGGGTTGTTTACGCCTTCTGGGTTCTTTCCGCAGTTACCGCCGCTGTAACCTGCGCCTACGAGTAGACCAGCTGGACTCGTGAGCTTGCCGGTCTGCTGAGAATATGTCCACGCCATATCGTAATCTCCCTTACAGCGGCCAGTGAATCTTTACGGACTTAATCACGTTGTCTGCATCTTTCTCTACGGTAACAGCTTCGTTCAGGACGGCCTGCACAGTATCAGCCAGCGGTTCGATCTTGGCAATCAACTGCGAGAGCGCCGCGAGTGTCCGCTGCGCTTGCTGGAGCGTTGCGTGCAGATCGTCTGACGCTTGCTGGACGGATTGGTTTAGGTCTACGCTCATTTTAATGCCTCCAAAAAATAGGCCGCTCGTTGCCCGAACGGCCTTCCCCGAATGCTGCTGGCCTCATATTAAATCAGTCGGTTTGATTCGTCCAGTTGCATAGAGCAAACATCCCCACGCAAATTTGGCGACGAATACGGCTACCTTAAATGGAGTCGAGACTATGCTCGTCATGCTACTTTCCGAACACGAATGCCAGACCAGTAGAGATCGCTGCGGCATTGATCCCGCCGATGCGCACCCATTGAACCTGAAGTGCATTCCACGATAGAGAACTGGTTGCCTTGTACTTTACTCCTCCGCCCACAATGGCCGAGATGCGGTCATTGCCAACCGAAGGAACGCCCACGCCCAGGCCAGCGTTAAATGAGATGCTTAGGTTTGCGGGGGTGACGTTTGTTTTTGCCAGCAGCTTCGACAGGTCGGGCTGGTATCCGATGCCGCCCGTATATATGCTCAGGCCAGCAGTAGACGCAACCAGTTCGCGTCCTTCGACAAAGATGTGATTTTTCTTGGTCTTGCCGAAGTCGAGAAAGTCGAGCGATTCCGTGGTCAGCGATCCCGTTCCCCAGGTACCCTGATAGCGGAAAGCCACGGCATCGGCACCACCGGTGAAACCGGAGCTTGTCGAGGTCGTCGTAGTGGGAGTCTGCGCAAACAAAGCGCTTGCGAAAAGCAGTGCGCCAATCAGCGCGGTAATTTTGATGGATCGAATCATGGTATATCTCTCCTGTGTTGTGCGCCGTGGCGCTGGTTACTTGACTGAGTTGGTAGCTGCCAGCAAGGCATCATTCTCTTCCTTGGTGGCCGTCTGGGTCTGCGCTACAGTCGAGTGCGCATCGAAATCCTTGGATAGCACACCGAGAGCAGCAATCGCAGCGGCCCCCAGGTATCCCTGCCAGTCGTTACGCCCGGTGTAGTTAGCAAGGGCATAGGCCACTGCGCAGACGATTCCAGCTAATGATGTTTTCCAGTTTGCAGGCATTACGTCTCCTTCAAATCCTCCGGCTTAGGCCGGGATGTGTTGTCGATCGTGCTTGTTTCCTCATCCACGAATGCCGCTTCCTCCTCGTCAATACAAGGGATGGTCGGTTCCGGTTTCTTTATCCACGGGGGTACGTCGCTCATTTTGTCACTCTCCTGAACATCGCTTCGTCTTCTGGCGGTATGCCTACGTATTTAGGGAGTTTCCTGTTGGAAGAATACTCCGGTTCTGCTTTCTGCGAAATCTTTTTCTGCTGGTCTAGCTCTGTCTTGTGCAGAGTTTCCCACTCTTGCGTGATCCTGTAAAGCTCTCCGCAAAAGATGAACCCGTGATAGATGACCCAACTAGATGCAGGGACAAGAAACATAGCCATCACTCCCACCGCTGCAATTTTGTTGGTGCGTGACCACTTATGGCTCTCTAACCGCTCTGCGGCCTCTCGCGCATCGTTCTCTTGCTGCGCCCTGGCCGCCTTATCCCCGCGATACTCAGAGAGAAGCTCAGAGAGAACCTGGCGCATATCCACTTGAAACTTGCGAAAGTTGGATACGCCAGCAAGTGCTGTCCTCGTCTCAATTGAAAGCGATCCAATGTTGACTAATGCTTGGCCCATTTTGTCCTCCACCGTCTGAAGTCTCCGCTCTTCGGCATCAGTCATTTAATTCCCCGCTCTTTCCGTTCACCCTAGATTCCGCCCTGCGTAATAACGTTGAGCTAGTTCGATTGATATAGCGTGAATATGATTGATGGAGTTAACAGCGTGCTTCCGTTTGTGACGATTATGGCCGCTGTAGCATCTGAAGTAAGGTATTGCAGGTTAATTGTGTGCGAGTTTCCATCTCCTGCGATAACCCCCTGAAGCGAAAATGTTGTGGTTGTCCCAGCAGCAGAAATTGCTGTGACGTGTCGCCGCGATCCGCTAAGCACAGCGGAGCTATATGAGTCATACAAGGCAAAATCCGCATAGGCTGTTGTTGAGCCTTGAAAGCAGTTTCCGTTTGCGCTGATGACCAACCTGTAGCCTGTTGGAATCGTTACAGTATACGAGAGATTCGTAGCATCAACGTTCACCAGACTCGTTGACGTGCTGCTGTAATTCCCCAATCCGCTCCCTGTTTTTAGTACAGTGGTGGGGACAGGTTCTGCTCCCGATCCGCAAGCGGTCCCGGTTTTGGTGATATTTCCTATGGCGTCAATTTGTAGGCAATTGTAGCCGCTCAAGGTTTCTTGAGACGGAAGCCAGAGCGCGTTGGCAATAGACACTCCTGATGAAGTAAAAATGTTTCCCGCTCCCGTACCAGAGCCAATAACTAAACGGTGCGTCGCAGAATAGAAAACCCAGTCCCCAGCAAGCGTGTTGGTGAAATAGTTCCCATTTGATCCAGCAACTACGCTTCCGTAATTTCCATAGGTATAACTTGGGTTATAGTTTCCCTCCCACTCCGCTTGAGTGCCTATAATCTGTGCACCGTGGCCGCTATCAGGTAACACGAGCGCGATAGTACCCGCCGCTCCTCCTCTTGTAAGCTGCGTTCCCGCTATACCTGTATTGGCTAAGTCCTGAGTGGTAAGATGTGACGGTTGGCTCCAACTCGATTGGCCAACCATATAGTAATCACCGCCTTTTCCAACGGTTGACCCAGAGGACGCCTGACCTGTGGATGATACCGAACGGCCTGACAAAATCCCATCTCCGACGATCGAACATCCCGTAGGATTGCAATAACTGCCCTGTACATTCGAGGATACTATGGGGGTAGCGGCTCCTGACTCATACGGTATTTCCCAGTGGCCAGCAATAGGCGCGGTAGATTGCGATGAAGTGGGCCAAGTAATATCGACATTCGCCGGAAGATTTGCGCTCCACCCTATACTTGGTACTATGGCTGGATTAGGTGACCAGATATAATTGGCTTCCACCCCTCCTGTGTCGAAGATGTTGAAATGTGAATTTTGTACGCTTCCTGTCATTGTGATGATCGGCTCACCCATCGTTGCGGTCGCCGTTCCAGCCAACACGCCTGTTCCCGTGCTCATGGTAATGGTTGTAGTTCCAACCGCATTGACAAGCGTACCCCTTGGAACATTGGCACTCGTAATCATCTGGCCTGGATATAGACCCACCATCGTGCTAGGCGTCGCTATCGCACTACCAGCACTCGTGGTGAGTGAGCCTGTAAATGGACTCGACTGGCAAAGTGAACAAAGCATATTGAATTGTGATCCTTCAATCTGTCCGACGTTATTGATAACCCGGTAGTACCCCTCGATTTCCCCGCTTATATTGGCGTTTGGGTTGTTCTGAGTCATCTGTATTGCGTTGTTTCCGGGAATGATCGATCCAGACGCTTCACCTATGTTGGCGACAAAGTCAAAAGTACCATCAAGTATCATCGCCTCATAGGTGGAAATCAGGTTAGTTTGTCCTCCAAGTGTGACCGAGCTTGCCGTCGTATTGCCCGTGAAAAAAGGAACATCTGGTGCAGTAACTCCGCAGCTTGCATGAACGGGGGCAGGCGCATAGCTAGGCCAAGCGTTTGTATCCGTCAACACAAACGGTCTGTCAGCGGTCAAATAAAGATGGTCATATTCAGTGACTTCCGCCCCATAGTTATAAAGAGCAAACGTACCACATCCACCATTGGCGGTGGGATCGCTCTGCAATACAATGAGATCGTCTTGAAGGTGTGTGCGCTCGACGTGCTGCCATGCGGAAGTTCTAGCCTGCAAAAGTCCAATGGTTGATTTAGTGGCCCCTTGACCTTGCGCGATGATGCAGCCAGACATTTTGAAATCGTTGACTCCCATAGCATCGATGACCGGATTCCCTGCTCCGGTGTTTCCCGTCATAATGGTATACGAGCATTCGATTGTTACATTTTGCGTGTCGTGCGCATCTATAATTCCAGTTACGTTAAACGGACCAGGACCAAGCATCAGAGTCAGCGGCTTTGATATGCGAAGCCCGTTGATTGTCGAAGCAGACGTATATCCTCTCGCGTCTATCGTTCCGCCATTGGAAATGATAGCTTCGCACGCTGCAATATCGGTACCCGCGTTCGTCGTGCCTTGATTTGATGCTATACAAATATTGTTCGTAATGGGAGCCGAGATCGGCCCGGTAAACGTGCAGCCCGTAGTAGGGCATCCGCTTACAGCGGGATATGGAGGATTGACGGTGAATGGGCCATAATTTCCGTAGAGAGAAACAACCCAATAATCAACCAATCCACCTCCATACCAGAATCCCACATTAGAAGTCACTCCCGACGATGCAGTGCAAGTATTCCCAGGTAGCTGCACCATCTGTACATTCGACGGGCACGTCGTCCCTTCTGTCGAATCTGTGTAAGTAGTGATCGGATTCGCTTGGCAAGCTGCCAGCGTAGCCGATGGATGTGTGCAAACATAGACAATCGAGTCGGCCATCCAGAGCGTCTGCGGCAATGCGCCTTGTTCTGTGATTGGCACAAATGGTCCACTGGTCAGTAGTGGAATGTCCACACGTGCAGCCTGCCCAAAGGCGCTGGAGCACATCACCAAAAGAGCAAACGATAGAATCAAACCTCTCCATGTATGACGCGGCCAATCGCGCTCGAAGCATATTTCGGCGAGTGAATAGGTGATGCGAATTAACACCAGAACTGCGCAGAATCCGACGATCATTTACTATCCTTCTTTCGCGTTAATTGTGCCGCTGTTCCTACCAGAGGTTTTAGCCCTGATGCCATGTTCAGTGTTCGCGCTACTGCCATTTGTCCTTCTGGAGAGGAAATCAGTTCAGGAGCTACAACGCCAGTTAATCCTCCAGCAATAGCCCCCGGAACTCCACCTTCTCTATATCCTACAGCCCCGCCTACTCCAGCACCAGTAAGCGCTCCAGTGTGTGCCGCAAACCGATTCGCGGCACGTTGCATGGTTGGGGCGTTAAGTTCTTCGCTTGCTGCTCTTTTCGCCACAGGAATCAAGCTCGATATTCTTCCATTGAGTTCTTCCGCTTCTGGCACAGTTCGATTGAACTCGTCACCCATCGCATGATATGTCCGCGCCGCCGTTCCCTTTACGCCTGTCATTGTTTCCGGGTTCCAGCGATGAATAAATTCATTCCCGAATCCGCGCTTGAGGTCGAGCAGTTGGCGCGGCGTCACATTCTCTGAAATTGGCTGACCCGCCATTGTCTCGCTCAAATGTGTGGCCATCGGCTGAAGTTGGCCTGCGGTTGTGCGTTCCCCTTGACGCGTAGCAGTTCCGAGAGCATCCATGAGCGCCCCACGCGCAGAACCAAGGGACGCAGAAGGATTAGGAAGCATCGTTGGAATTGGGCCGCTTCCAACTTCGGCAGGGCGGAGAAGCACTCCATTTGCTGGATTGGGTTGTACACTCGCACGGTCCGCCGCCGCATTCAACTGCGGAATAAGTTCACCGAGTCTATCTTCTGCACTCTGCGCAATTGTTGCAGGGCGTATTCCATGCGTCTCGTCAAGAACCGACCTACCAATTGCTCCGCCGCTCTTCCCATAAGCACGATCCAGTTTGCGAATATTCAGCGCACCTTCGGCAATAGCAGGAGCCATAGCCTTCAAGAGCTGTCCTACGATCTGCCCGCCCGCTCCCATTGCCGCTCCCGTAACAGGCGAACCACCCTGCGCAGTATTTACCGCTCCAGATGATAGCGCAGATGTGGCAATTCTAGCCAATGGTTTAGACATTTTACCAAGACGCGGAAGAAGCGATGCGAGTTTAGTCGCGCCTGCTTCTTCCGCTGATCCAGGGAGCATGAACTCCCCTACTTGCGTTGCACCTTTCCCGATAGTCTCTGCTGTGTTTTTAGGTGCAAAGTAGCTTTCTTGCTGTTGCGCTGTAGGAACGTTGATATGGGTGCCTAAATGTTTATTGGCGGCATTTAATGCCCAGTCTGGGACAAAAGCATGGCCGAGATTATTAAGCGTTGAGGTTATTTCCTTGGCCGCTCCAGTGTACAAATCCCCCACTGTTTTCCCGGCATTCAGCGCCATCCCTGCATAATTCGGTGATGAAGCAGTCATGCCGGCGGGGAGTGGCGCTTTCAGGACAGAAGGGTGAGCACCACCTCCTTGTGGTGCCGGGATCGGCTTTCCGCTGTCCGGGTCGTAATACTGCTTCCCACTCGACTGCGCTTGAGGAGCGGCAATAGGTTTCCCTGAATCTGGATCGTAGTATTGGGGCATTATTTTGTCCACCCCGTGCCGTCAAATGTGAATCCGTTTTTGGTATCACCCTTCTTTGGGCCGCCGCCCTGCGCGGCTGGTGGGGTGCCAACTCTGTTACCTGTGTGCGAAAAGTTCTGTTCGTCCTGTAGGAACGTTCCTACAGAATCTTTTTGCGCCTCCAGTGCCCCGCGCAAAGCGTTGGGACCCGCATGGAAGTGACTGAAAATTGCATCTTCAGTTCCCTTGATTGCCCGATCACTTCGCAGTCCATGGGCTCCATTTGATGCCAATGCTACGTTGTGGATGTGGACACCGAGTGCCTGAAGGTTAGGATCATCGCTGCCCATCAACTGATCGACATTGGATATTCTTCCGCGCACTGCTCCAACTAAATCAGGATTCGCATCTATAATCTTCTCAATCTCATTCGCGTTTTCAACGACGTTATTTGCTAACGATGCACGATTCGTAATGACCATTGGCACCTTATTTGCACCGCCCGCTCCAGTTCCTTTTGCGTCTGCATTATGCTCAGATGTCGCATCCTGCATTTGGCGAATAAGCATCAAAGTCTTATTGTGAGCGTCCGCAATATCCTTTGACGTTTTTACGTGCATCCCAGCTATGTCTAATAATACAGAATTTTTATCACCCGCAATTGTTTCACGAGAATCGTTATTCATCCCAGCTATTTTTTCATGAGATGTTGCTCCAGTGAAAGCCTTCTCTAACTGAGACCATCCAGCAGCAGGTAATTTCATTCCCTCAATCTCTGGATGATCTTTTAGTAAGGCAGGAGATGGAGGAACAGGCGTTCCAGCGGCCGTCTCCGCATTGAAATGTTCCGTCTGTGCCTGCCTCATTGGAATGTTTGCCTGCAATCCTTCTGTCTGCGCACCCTTCTCCGCGTTAATCTCATCCGCGTTTACCGCACCCTGTGCCTCGCCGAGCTTTGCGTTGTGCTGCTCAGTCGTACCCGGCATGACCTGGCCGATAGATGAAAGCGAGTTGCCCAACACTGGTAATCCCTTGAGCGACATGGCGAGGTCTGCTGCCGTAGCCGGAATCTGCCCCGCTATGCCAGTGAGTTTTCCAAGCATCGGATGCGCCTGTCCAAAGTCGCTATTCGTGACTGAGTGGTAGACATTCTCCAATCCTGGTTTGCTGTTTTGCAGATTGTAAAGCGTAGCCTCGTTCTTGCTCGGACCGACTACATTCGGCTGCTGTGTCGGAAGGTGTGCCGCTTCTGAAAGTGATTGTTGGGGAAGTTGAATAGGTGGCGCTGTTGGACCTGAAACCGATGCTCCCCCTGCTGGCATGATCGTGGGGGCAGGCGTACCAGCAGGCGGCGTTCCATCTCTAAGCGCTATCTGCTGTTGCAAGAGAGCGCGAAGGCCAGGATGAGCAAGGATCGGATTCGCCGTTTCCTGCTGTCCATTGTTGCCCGTGTTTTGATCGACAGGTGTTAGCATCACTAACCACCATTCCTTAACAGCGTGTCACTCAAACCCCTTTGCCCCCCTGCTGGCATGATAGCTGAGGGCATGGACGAATCCAGCGAAAACTGTGACTCTCCTGAAATAGGGTTCTGTATAGTCTGCCCTTGTTCGGCTGGGGCAACGGGAGAACTTTTCATTCCAGCGCCTAAAACCGAAGAAAATCCTCCATTTATCTGATCCTTCATTGCATTCTGCATGGTACTTTTCATGAATCCTGGTGCAGGCTTCGCTGCTGGAGTGGCCACAGGAGCGGGAGCGGCAACTCCCCCTGCGGTTGGCGACGCTCCACCAGCGGGCATAGAGGCACCTCCGCCCCCTCCGAATCCCATATCGTGGCCCAAAGACTCCGCACCTTTTCCAATTTCAGACCCAACCGCTTCCGCGCCATGAGCAGCCGCTTCTCCAGCAGCAGCAGCTCCGTGTCCTATTGCGGCCCCTGCGCTTCCCGCAGCACTTCCTGCTGTGCTTGCAGCAGTTGCCGCACCATGCCCTAACGCCATAATCGCCGGAATAAACCAAGCCATACTCTCTCCTTAGAACAGTTTACTCCAAATCGATTTTGTGTTTTCCTCATTTTCGAGGGCATTATTTGATGCGTTGAGGTTAGATGCGGCGGCATTCAAATTGGAAGAATACAAACCACCAAGCCCCTGAATCCCTTGCTGCTGTTTCTGGTTGGCAAGATTTGCATTTGCTGTTTCTGTGCCAACCGCCGCCTTAGAAAGGTTTGCACCCGCCCCGCGCGTGGCTGAGCCAATAGCGTTTTGCGCCGCTCCTGCGTTTTTGGTACGCGCAGCATATAACCCCCCCTCCCCCACAGCGCCCGCTGTAGAGCCTCCGGCGCTTTGTTGGGCGGCAGTGTTCATCTGAGCCTTCTGCATGGGAGTATAGCCAGAAGGATGGGCGGCTTCGGCCTGTAGCGTAGGCTCTAGACCGCCATAGATATTGGAAGCATTGGCGTTCTCCGCATTGGACGCGGCCATTGCAGAGCCAGAGTTGGCAAATAAATCCTTAGAAGCCCCTTTTCCCACTTGGCACCTTCCAATCCCTAATTGTAAAACTAGGCCAATTCTTGACCCATCCAAATATCCGAACGAGATGTCTTCCGTGCGACTTCTCAATCTGTGGAGGAAGAAAAGAGTTCACCTCTGTAAATCCTTTAGGTACTATCTTATCTCGAATCGAATCATGGAGCATTTTTATCGCTTGCATCTTTACCAGCGGGTGTACTGGACCGCCCGGAGCACAAAACAGCACAACTTCGGCAACCCGCTTCGCCATTGCCCCCATGATAGGCCCGTCATCGTCTCCCACAACCACATCGGCCGCCTCAACCGAAAGCGAGTCCAGCGCGGGAAATGGGTACTCATATCCCGCCGCCGCGTGGATGGCTTTGATTGTCGGAATGTCTCTCTCTTCCATCGGGCGCACTCTCATTTTCCACCTCTGTCCGGCGGCTTGCTTCCGCGATATGGTCCACCAAATCCCGGCGGCTGACTAGCGCGAGTCGTGCCTGCGCCTTGAGCAGGGAGTAGTGATGTAGACCCCCCGCCACCTGTCACAGTTTTGGAATAGCGAACCGCGCTCGAAGATAATCCGCTCGGATAGGTAGTGCGGACCTGATAACTTGCCTTCAACTTTCCTACAGGAAGAATCCCGTTTCTCGAAGCTCCCACATCGTAGGTATGCGTCACCTTTCCAGCCGTCGCATCAATCCGGTATGTCGCACCTTTGTAGAAATCAGCATTGTGAGTGATGGAGTATTGAATCCCTTGGGGATGAGAGGTGACATTCAAAGCATCAGGCGCAGGCGGCGCGGCTGGCGTTCCGTGCAGATTGCTGTTCGTCTGCATCTCCAACGTGTTAACCCCCTTGATAACATCGCTCATCATTTCATGCAATCTCGCACCCGCATCAGTAGGCAAAGTATCGCCCTTAAGATTGCGAAGCCATCCGAGATTGCGCACCTGTAGAGGCATTATTTATTCACCCCTGACATAATAAGTTTGGCATCCCGCAGGAACGCGGTCAGCCGCGACACTATGAAACTATTATCTGTTCCGGTGATCGGAGAACTGCTGATCTTGATTGCGATTCTTTCCCCCGTGCACATTCCACCGCTAAACTGTCTGTCCTTGTAAAATCTAGGAGTCAGTATCCGCGTCGTGCTGAGAGGCCATGGGTTCGTCAAATCATCTGGATAATAAGTTGCTGTTACCTGTGAATTCGTGTCGCCCGGTTGCGGCTGAATGTAGGCCATCAAATAAGCCAAAAGAATACGCCCCCCTTTTAGCTGCAATTGTTCTGCCTTTTCGGGGTCGATGAAAAAGTATGTTGTGTAGTACGGGTACATCTGGCCGAAATCATCGTCTGTAAATTTAGCAGGATTCAGCGTGTAGGAGCTGCCATAACCAGCCGCCGCTCCGGGAGTCTGTCCATTGCCTCCTCCTAGAACCAACGAGAGCGCACCGGCGGTTCGGTACATTCGCGCCGCACAATTTGCTTTGATATGCCACGGTGCCCACTTGCGGCTATTGTCTGTTGCAATGAGCTTCCCAGCAAATGAAGGATGAAATGGGGGGTTGCTGGCAATCGACTGAGCACTATCCAAGTTCCGATAATTCAGCACGTAAATTATATTCGGCGCGGTTTCCGTCCCTATCGGTAAGCCAAACATCAACAGCCGTTGCACTGGATCATTTAATCCCCATACAGTTAAAGCAGAAGCCATGTTGATTTGCAGAACATTATTAGGCTTTGTAGGATCATACCAGTTTGGCTGAAGTTCTTGGGTGATCTTTTCTACCTGGCCGCCGCCAAAGACAATCGCTCCTCCCTCTGAAGGCCACGCCATCCATTCATCGCCACCAGATGCGGATGTATCATCAGCCTGTGAATGTGTAAGTCCAAAAGCCGAGAGAACGCCGCAATTGGCCGCTACCTCGTCAACCTCCCATCCAGAAGGCTCACCTGTTGCGCTTCCACTGGTTTCATGTAGACGGCCCGTAGGGGATTGAGTTAGCAGATAAAGCGTCCCATGTAACGTTTCCATGTCCATCAACTTCGAAGGGTCTTGCGCTCCGAACTCCCCCGTTGTGCCGTCGAATCCCTCTTGATTGTTGACGTAACTCGCATTGGCAAGCTGATCTGTGTAGGGAGTTTCTGTTGGAATCGGCCATAGTTCATCGACGGTCAGAAAGTAATGCGAACCTGTCACTGAATTTGCGATGTTGAACATGAAGTCGCTAGGGATATTGAGAGGAGTTGCGGATGTGAAAGTTGCCTCAAGAAATGAGCCATTCGTATTCATGGCAGCATTTAAGATTGTGGCCGTAGCGCTGTAACTGGTAGATGCGCTGGTCAGTGTGGCAATAAAATTAGGACCACCTGCCCCAACAAAGGATGGCTGGAGCCAGACGCGAATCTTATAAGTCAAATTCCCATTAAAGATCGGATCGCCATAGCAGTCCTGATAAGCCGACTGCGAAATCGTTACAGGATAATTTGTTATGAATTGGAATTGGCCGCCTGCCGGACGTGAAGGAAGAGAGACTATCGAACCTAAATCACCTGAAGAGGTCCATCCTTGAGGGGTAGTAGCACCAGCAGGGGCATCCGCATCAAATCCCATATTGATTAAGTTGTGTATCGTGTTACGCTGGCCCCATGTGATCAGCCGAGAAAGATATTCATCGAACCCGAGCGCACCATCAAGCACGATCTGATTAGCGATATTGTTTCCAGCAACACTTACTCCAGTTGCCGCATAAAGCGTATCATCCGAGAAATCAAGCAACACGGAAGTTGTCGTGTTATCGTCTATCCGCGTTGCCGTTCCGACTATATGACCTTCTAACATCGGAGTGACGGGAATATAATAGAATGGCGGCAACTCGCCCGGTACGTCAGGCTGTGCGCCTGTGAAAATCAGGATGCGCCCAACCCAGTTTGATGGGCCGGGAAGGATACCAGTTACACTTGGATATTGCCCACCGTTGGAGATGAACGTAGAGAATGGTCCCGGTGCGGTAATCGCTCCTTGCCGTGTGATTCCACATATAGCAACCAGATGCAATCCCGGCCCAAGTTGTCCGAATGGAGTAACTGTTCCGGTTACTTCGGTTGTGACTCCTCCCGGACCTTCGTTTTGGCAAATAAAACTTGTGGCCGATGGTACTTGTGCGACATAGAAAGTTCCATCCCAAGGGAAACCGACCGTTCCACTTCCCCACGTTCCATTGGTGTATGTTACCTGCACCTGGAAGGTCGTAGATGTAGGACAAGACTGGACCTCAAAGTATGTGGGACTAGGCGTGTCATCCGGGATAGGCCATGTTATCGACACTGTAATTCCGGTTGCAGTTACCGAGGATGTGCCAAGGCTTGAACTGTATTGGTAATAGCATAACTGATCAGGCTCTGGAACAGTGTTGACCGTGAATGATCCGTCAAATATGTTATTACTTCCTCCAGTGATCTTTACTATTGCGCCCGGAACTAGACTATGAGCTCCTCCTGAATTGGTAAGCGTTACATTTGTTCCATTCCATAGAGCGGACCATCCTCCCGCAGTTCCAACGGTAGAGGGCTGTACGCCTGTGATCGTAACATCCTCCATCGGCGCTAGACCATGAGCCGTCGAAGTCGTAACTGTTGCAAGTCCGGCGTCATTCTCATTGTTAATGACAATGGAGGTGATTGACCCGCCTACAATAAGGCTTCCATTGCCTTGTAGTTGAGCTTGATAGCCGACCTTTAGTCCGTGCGCAGTTGCTGTTGTTACCGTTAAAAGATTGCCAGCCCTAGAAATAGATGTTGCGCCGAAGGTAGCAGTTCCTCCAGTGCCGATTTCATAAGAACCAAAATTGTTTGTAGCTGCCTTGAAACTCTTAAAATCAGCCGAAATCCATGAGATTATTCCCGGCCATGCCCAACTCCCAAAGATGCTGGGCAGGTTGAATAATGAATTGGAGTTACCGGCAACGATAAACGCTTGACCTATGGCGAGGGAAGTATCTGCCGATGAAAGAACAAAGGTTGCGGTTGTATATGTTCCATAGACATTCTGATCGCTGGTGGTAATGCTTACTATGGTGTCCACACGGCCCGCGCCCACACCTACAGCAACTACTGGCAGCGAAATCATTGTAACTTGAGGGGCAACACCAGGCCCATCCTGCGTTACCCGGTCAAGATAAGTGCCATCCCATTGCAGAGGAACTTCCGCGCCATGCAGCCCGTCAGAAATTGCGATGTAGACGCGGCCAAACGTGCCTGTGAACTTTGCATAGGTTCCCGGAGTAGATTGGAACAGTTGCGTGTACGCGCCCGGAGTTATGCTGAAATACTCAATCCAGAGAATCCCATTGGAATCGTAGTAGAGATTCTGAATCTGACCGGTGGGCATCGTATAGCTGTACATCCCAACGACGGTAGGAACATAGTCATTCGGCCCCCCAGCGGCGAAAGGAGAGGTCAAACACCGCTGGAGGGCAGGCCGCGACCCGACAGAGCCGGGAGCGAACGTCACGTCGCCGCAGTCCGGCGAGATATTTTCAGGAACCGCGTTGGGCGCAACTTCCGTAACCCATGACCCGTAGACGGTCAAAGGGACAGGAACCGCGCCTGTAGCGTTGATTCCCATGGATTATTGCCCCTGCGGAAACCACGCTCTGAACTTCCACACTGCCGCCGCAAGAGCAGCATTTGTAGAATATACTTGCCCCTGCGCGTACTCTGCGCCAAAGGCGGTAGCGAAGCTCACTACACCGTTGGCAATCGTTGTGCCGGGGCAAAAGACGGCGTTAAAGAACGACGGTGCCGCTCCCGCAAGCGGCTGCTCGTAAATCTCCACCTTCAACGGAACTTTCTGCGAGAGAAGGCCGAAGATATTGGCGAAGCTCAAGGTATCGCCGTGGGTTGCCGCGCCGCCGTAGTTCCCGGAGAGCGTCAGCGTGCCTTGATAAATCTGCTCACGTTCGGTTACGTCGGGAACTCCAAGGACATTCGCCCCGGTCCCGCCGCCGTCCAACGTCACTTTGATTGCCATAGTTCTCCTTTACCAGACCTGCATTCCGTACCCGACTCAGCGCCTTCCGCAGAAAGGTTGGCGCTGAGTCGGAACGCGCTGTTTTTGTGAAACTTCGATGTTGTAAATCTGCCGAGCGGCCTGCTCTGCCAGAGCTTTGAAGCCGCCAGCTGGAGTGTTTCTTGCGCCGTCAACCTCATCCGCAATGAAAAGCGCAAGTGCCGTTTTCGCCCGCACGATAGGGACCGGACGATCAGACCAGAGAATCAACCCGTCTGTAGAGGTTACAAAATCTGGTAGATAGATCGCCAGTTCCATCCGTAAATCCATAGAGTAGATCGAACCGGGCATATACAGCGTGTTGTTTTCCCATAGCCAATGACCGTTATAAACGCCTTTGCGAGTCTCTGGCAGCGAATCCTTTGCCATCTGCATGTGAGAAAACCGCGACTGCGTTCCGGTGATCCTCTCACTAACCTTCAACGGAAGTATCACGTTTTGCGGAAGCACGGCCACATAGGGGGGCGCGGTGTTTGCGCCGCTTGCGTTGACGAATTGGCTCCAATTGAGGCTCGTCCATAGTGCCGGATCAGTCGAGTCCACCACGGGATACCCAACGCCGATAAATGGCATCTTGAACGCGGAGTATCCGAGCGTGGCCAGAAAGAATTGCAACTCTCTCCAGCCAGCGTTCGTGTATTCCTGCATGAAAGGCTGCGCATCCGTAAGAATGTCGCCCGCCAGTGAGCCGATAGTGTCCAGCATTTTTGAGCGCACCAAGTTCAACACGCTGTCCACAGAATCATAGGGGGCGCTCGGCGCTGGAGGAGGGATCGGCATTACTTCACCTTCGGTTTGGCTGCGATAGCCGCCTTCAACTGCTCATCAGCGGCCTGCAACTCCAAGTAGAGTTCCATGTTCACCACATGGCCAGCTTCGCACGTCGCCACATCGGGATCGCAGAGGCGTCCGCACATCTTGCACTTCGTACGCCCTACCGGGTTCGCCTCAAGCATCCACGGTGAATCCTGCGGATTGTCGCGGCCAAGAATCTTTGCGGCCAGGAAGTGAACTTCAGGGCGCACGGCGCGGGCAAATAGCTTGCGGTCTGTGGCGTAAATGTCACCGGCCCACTTCACAATCTGACGGCACTCTTCCTCAAGCGCCAGATGCGCGTTCCGCAACTCTTCCCGTGTCGGCACTTCATTCTCCGAAACGAAAATGCCAAAGCGGACAAGGCTGCGATGCCTTGGTTTCCCAACGCCAATCATTCGACTTGCGAAACCGAGTTTTCCATCCTCATCTGCGCCGTTGTCGTAGAGCGCCGTCATCTCATCCTCCGACTTGATGACAAACTCCTCCATAGTTTTCGAGATTGGAGATTCCCACTTCCCCGTGACCGCGTTCATCACCAGCATCTCCACATATTCATCCCCATTAGGACACGCGGGAATGGTGAAAGTACCAGTTGACCCGGTATTCACGGTTTGCGCCCAGGGGCCGACATTGAAGATGTGGACTTTCTCTTTCTTCGACTCCTCAATGATCCGCAATTTGATTGGAAGGATGCGCGATTTTCCGATGGACTGCTTTTGGCCGATTGCCCTGTCCGCCACGTCCGAACGAGGAACTTTCGGTAACGCCCTGTCGATGATGCTTGAAGGCATATTCTCTCCTTTAGAAACCAGCTACCTGAAGTTGCCCAGAGGTAGGTTTGATTGTTCTTGCACCGCGAGTCGGAAGCCCCAGGCTACGCGCATCCTGAAGATCGCGGAAGGATTTTTGCGCCTTTACCCTACCTCCTATGTTCGCGGCCCGGATGCCCGATACCCGCTGACCATCGTGCATCTTATCGAAGTTCTGCTGAAATTTGTCCTGCTTTGCTTTTTCCGTTGCCTGCTGGATTGCCGCCTTATTCGCGGCCTGAGAGTTGAATTTCGCCTTATTGACGAGCGCCGCTACAATTCCCGCAGCGCCAATCTGTTCCGGCTTGTTGAAGGTCCAGACCCACTGCCAATCACCATTGGATGGATAAGGTCCGGTGAGGCATAGATGGGTTTTTGGGTCTTCCCACGCAGCTCGGTATTCGAGTTCCGTCTGTTTGGTAAACTCCTGAGCCGAAACCCACTTTTCCATGATCCATTTGTCGCCTATGTATTCATAGCGCGGGCAAGATTGATAGCCGGTGAACTCAACAAACCCAGTATCCGGGTCCGTGAATTCACCGCCTACCAATCCGCGCACGGTCGGCGCAAAGACGATTCGGAAAAGTGGCTCATCCTTGCCGGGGATTTTCCCGTACTGCCCCATAGACATCATGGGGTAGTGAGTAGGCTTCGATAATGAAGAGCACGTTTGAATCAATTCACTCATTGATACCTCGCAAGATAGGCGAGAGCCTTGATTCCCCACTGATCGACAGTTTCCATGCGCTCAAGAGCGTGATTGCAATAGCTGCAAAGAAGCCCTCTGCGGCATTTGTCGCACGCGCCCTTCCTGATAGCACAGCACTTGTGATTGTGGTCAACAGAGAATTTCGTGTGCCCTTTGGGGAGTTCCCTTGAACCACAAATAGCGCAGCCGAACCCCTGCTCGGTGAGCTTGTCGTTGTACCACTTGATGGAAGCACCATATCGACGCAGACTAAGTTCGCGGGTTTTTTCCTGTTCACCATTTGCATTTTCTGCATAGCGTTCTCTTTTACGTCGTAGAACAGATTCCCGATTGTTGACGTACCAACCTTGATTTTTCTCGCAAAGACAACCAAGGCAGATGCTTTTCTTTGACGAAAAGACAGCGATTGGTTTGAAAGTTCTGCACTTTTTGCACCATTCGTTGCCACTTGCGATCTCGCGTTCATACTCTTCCAAAGGAAGATTTTGTTGCTCACAAAATGTTCTCGCTCTCGCCCTGGCATGTTTTGCTCTCTGTCCTTCAGCCATTCTTTGACGAGTTTCTTCAGATATTCCGCGCCGCGCCCGAATCTTCGCACTATTGCTTTGTTGTCGGCGCGTTCCTTCATTGGCTGGTGCCCTAAGAAGGTTTGCTTCACGGATTTTCTGTCGAGTTTCTTCACTGTGATGGAATCCTGCTTGTCTCATCTCTTGCTCCTTCTATTTCCATCTTACATTACCGGAATGGAAAGAGCAAGAGATTTAAGTCTTTCAAAATGAATCGGTTGAACTACTGGCCGTATAAGCCATGCTCAATCGCAATTCCGTTTAAGAAGGCGTTCATTCTCGTTTGCACCCACACGAGGTTAAGCTCGGCCACCATGTAGAAAACCAGCCCGGAAGCCTGACCGCCCGACTGCCCGATTAGGCCGAAGAGAGTTTGACCGCCGACGTCGTAGAAGTCGATGGACTTGGTTTCGATCATGGAAGCGTTTTTAAGCGCGAGGAAGTCGATGTACCCTGGCACAGCGCGTTCGTTGATGAGCCAACGGCGTCCTGCGATGGTTGTCGAGGCTTCCCGCTTGAGCATATCCTCGGATTCGGAACCCTTCATCTCAGCCATATTGATGTGCTGGACGAGGAGAGCGTTCATCTCCCATGCGTTCTGCTCGTTGACGGTTGCATGGGCTACAAGCTCATCAGCATCAGCTTTCTTCTTGCCCATTGCCAACTGTATCTGGGAATGGATGGCGCGGACGATCTGAGGGGTCAAGGCGCCGTTGACAGGGATATTCTGAGCAATGTACTTGCCTGACCATGCCGCACGCTGTACGGTCAGCCAGTTGCCGGTATCGGTGGCCACCTGATAGTAGCGAAGGCCGTTCAGGCCGGTGTTGGCCTGCCCAGAAGCTCCATTGACCATCAGCTTCATGCCGACAGTAATTGTTCCGGCGGGAACCGGATTCAGCAACAGGATTTGGTTCAGAGAAATATCGGAATCCTGTACTGTGATGGTTGTCACAAACGTGCCGCCGACCGCTGTCCAAACGTCAATATCCTCATCGTCAAGGAATAGATTGGCGGAGTTGACGCCAAGAGCGGTGATGTTGCCGCCAGAGGTCACGATGCTGGTAACGGTGTCAATGGTGTTGGAAGCATCGCCCTGGAGGACGGTTTCGAGGAAGTCGGCAAACCGCTCCGGCGCAAGAGTGCGCGTGAGGGTAGCGAAGTTCTCGATTGCCTTTTCGTCGGTGTCGGTCGCGTATTCCGCCTGTTTGGTATAGCTGAAGGCGTGAATGTAGCAAACCGGGGTGATCTGTCCGGGAACCTGAGTAGGCCCGGAACCAATGCCCATGTCAACGCCGTTCATGTTGCCGACACGGGGCTTGCCGCCGAGAGACGGCATGGTGGGAATACGCGACGGGCGGTCGGAAACCGCCTTGATCTTGGATTTCTGGATTTCTTTGAGCAAAATGCTCTGGCTCAGGACGTAGTTTTCCAGTTCTGGCCTAACGTACTCCTGCTCAGAAGCAAGAGCTTGTGCCGCATCTGCGATAGCCATGAAAATAACCTCTGTTTGAGATCATCTCCACGCCCTCTTCGCTTCCCGTATGGGAGAGCCAGCACGAGTGCCGCTGTAGCTTTCGCGTGTTCCGATGTACTACGCCGTCGTCTCGATTATTTCCTCCCCAATCGGGTAAGGCCGGTATGCGTAGCCCGGATACGGGTGAAACTTCGGCTGAAAACAATATATCATAGTCTGTCAAGCCAGCGACATTTGAGCTAAAACAACGCCTGTCGCTTCTTTCCATGCCATCATTCTTGAAATCTCATCAACAGCCAATTCGGGATGTTGGGAGATTATTTCTTTATATACCGGCTTGATTCTAGCTTTCAATTTAGCTTGGGGGCTTTTCCCCATCCTGAGAACATCTTCCTCCATGTTTCTGAATTTAGAGTAAATAGACCCTTCATCTCCTAATTTGAAGATTTTCTCTGTAAACCACGGATATTCACTATGTTCAATAATTGCTTTCACTTCCAGCCAATCGAAGCCAAACCATTCTCCATTGATTCGATTGGCTGAGAATTTTTGGTGCATTTGCCATTCAGCATCAAGGGCGTCGTGGGAACGCCAGATTGCATAAATATCTACCCGGAATGGGAGCAGAACTCCGATATTCTCAACGCGCAGATGTGGGATGTAGCTTCGGCCAATCTTGTACCAGCCGAACCTTTCTGTACCGATGAAATAGATGTATCCTGATCTTGGGGTTGGCATTGACGGCCCTCCATGGCCTGAGATGTGTGGGCGCGCAAACGCCCACAACCCCATTATAACCTACTTCCTCTTCCACTTCACAGGTTTTGCCCGCCCCACGATGTAGGCTGTGTTGTCGGCTTGGATGCCACCACGCCGGAAGTCCACTTTCAGGCCGAGGCGGGTAGGAGAATCTGAAATCCACTCGTACTTGTTGTTATCCGTCTGCTGCTGGGCCTGTACGCCGGTTTTCTGCGCTTGCTGGCCTGTCGCCGAAGCCTTCTTACCCTGCCCGGTCTTGCGCTTCGCCAGAAGATCATCCACGGCCCGTTTGACGGCACCGGGGATGATCTTCTTATGCTCGGATTCCACCGTCATGCCATACGAAGTCTTGTTTTTGGCCTTGAGCAAGCTCTTGATCTTTCCCTGATAGGCTGTGTTCGCGCTCACACGCGCATTTATCTCGGTTCGCACAGCGTTACGGATAGAGTTCGCCTCTGCCGGTGTGAATTTTACGCTTGGGGCAATCTTTTTGATCTCGTTGACGGTAAAGGACTCCGAACGGGGCAGAATCTCGCGCAACCACTCATCGTGCAGGACGTTCATCTCCCGCTGTTCAAGATTATTGCCCTCTGTCCCGGTTTTCGTGCCCGGTTGCTGGCCTTGAATGGCTTTTGTAGATATCGGGTTTCTAGCGGTCGTATTGATCTGCTCCACAACGCCCTTGATTGCCTTGAATGCATCAATCACTACCTGCAAATTTGGGTTATCTGATTGTTGAGGCAAAACGCGTTCCAAAAGTGCCATTTGTAGTGGAATCCCCGCATTACCCAAATACCCGGACACAGATTTGCAGATGTACGCCGAAAATCCCTCTGGATTCACGTCTGCAAAACGATCCATCGCCGCAGGAATAAGCTTTTGGAAGCTCTCAGGGTTGGCTTCAACCATTTGATTGATGAGTTTGGGATCGCCAGCCTGGAATGCGTTGTCATAATCCCGCCAGAATGACCGCTCGGCAAGAGTATTCGCAATTACCTGCTCAATCGGAGTTGATCCCGGAACATACTCGGCATCGTCGGTATTATCATCAAGCTGCTCCATCAGCTTTAGACGCTCAACGGTTTTTGCAACGCCGTCAGGAAGCAGCTTTCTGGATTCTTCCCAATGATGCAGCGCCTTTTTGACCTCGCGGTGCAAATCTGGAGAATCTTTCAGCTTATCTTTGAGTTGCTTCCAAGTGCTTGCCGCCGACGCGGGTTCACCGTCAACCGACTGCTCCTGTTCTGCACCTTCAACTTCCGCTTCGGCTCCCTGTTCAACTTCTTCCGCGCCCTCAGATTCGAGTTCCGCGCCTACGTCAAGTACCGCTTCATCTGCCATTTGCTCTCTCCTTTGACTTTCCTAAAGTTCATACTGTTTACCGCACATCGTACATTGAACTGTACTCTTACCAGACCCGAACCCTATTTGAGTCCCACAATGGTCACAGTTGAAACACCCGCCTAAATGTGGGTGCCTAACCAACAAGAAGAATAAGGCCGCAACTACAAATTGAGCCAAGATAGCCAAAAAACACCACATATTCTCTCTCCTTTTAGACTGTTGCCGTTCCCCGCGTTCCTGGTGCTGCCGCTTTCTTTTGTACTGAACTCTGCGCCTCCGGTGCAGCTTCCTTGATTCCCGCCTGCGCGTTCATTTGCTGCTTTCCTGAACTATCCTCATCTTTGAATGAGATTTGCTCACTCGGAGTTTTCATCTGTTGCTGCGCCTGGGCCGCTGCCTGCGCTTGAGCCGCCATCATCTGATCGTGAACCGCTTTGTGCATCCTCACATTCTGGATACCGAGTGCGGCACGTTTCAAGGCTTCTTCGGGTGCTTCCCCAGATTCCGGCTGAGCTACATTCATCCTCAACCAGCAATCCTCGCTCGATAGGTATTCTTGGCACTTTGCTGACTCCCACTTGTGATAATCGTCTTGCTCTGGCATTATTGACGGCTGCGGCTGCGGGGGAGCATACGGCGGGGCCGGTAAACCCTGCTGCTCAGCCTGTAATGCCTGCTCCGCGTGTTGAACCGCATATTGAGCAATTTCCTCTGGTGCTGGAATGTTTGGCGGTTCCTGCAAAAGCAATTCAAGTTCTCTCGCCTGCTTCTTGTATGCGATTGCCGGGATGAATACCAAATCCTGATTTCCATTGAGTTCGATGAATTCCTCCCAGTTGTCGGGTGACTCGAAAAGAGCTTGCCCGACTGGACTCGCTGCGGACATTTTTACAAGGTCAGTCAGGTTTGCTCTTTTCGCCGCAGTAGTCTCCGGGAAAGATGAATCAGACACATGGGCATGGAACTTGCCCTTTTTCAGCCGTTCCATCTTCACGGTGATCTTCGCCCCATCCTTACCAACGACTGCTATCTCCGTTCCATGGTCAGGGTTCTTGGATGCCAGCCGCGCCGCCTTCTCTGCAATCCCCGCGAACAAAATCTGCAAATATCCCCACGATGGGCCGAGCATCCCCATTGCCTGAGAACGCTCCATTGCTGTCTTTGCTGCTGGATCGCCAGACTTAGATTCCCCCTGAAGGACGGGCATCGACCCTGAAATGTCCTGCGATACTGGCCCGCGAAGCTCTTCAATCGCCTCATTGAATCCCTCTGGAGGCGCTGCTGGGGGTTCGCGGTAAACTACCTGTTTCCCGATCTCCTGATCTGGCGGTCCCTCTTTCAAAAGAATGTAATCATTTGGACGTGACCGCTGATTTGAGATAGTCTGATAATCTTCATCGCTGCCCCGGAAATACGTTACACTCCAGCCAGTTTCGTAATTCTCCCTCTTGGCGTTCATGTAATCGTTGTAGGCGTCTTGGACAACCTTCATCGGCTCCATCAACGCCCCGCCGGTCATGCCATCGCGCTCCATCGGGAACACAATATCAATCGCATCGTCAGGACATTCATTCCAGCTCTCTGAGTACGATTTGCCTACATACTTGACGTGACAACCATCGGGGAACAGTTGCAGGAACTTGTCTCGGTAAGTGAATTCTTTGCCATCGTCGCGCACGTCTTTTTCATCAGCGCTTGGATAAGCAGAATCGAACATCTTGTCTTGGAACACTTCAGGGCGTAGGAAGCCATTCAACTCGGTCGTAAGGTAATTCAGCGCCAGACCTGTAAGAAAATATCCCTTTTTGGCTTGCTTGACTCCAATTCGCGCAAAGCGATTCCAGTCCGATTCGCCAATGGACGGCTCCCCGGCGGTAATCTTCGAGCGAATCCACTCATTCTGCGCTTTGAGGGTCAGAACATTCTTATCGTCAAACAGGAAGCAGTACGGCGCGTCGGACCAGCACTTGCAGACGATGGGAACCTTGGACTCCATTGTTCCGTAAATGTCTGCCGTCTCCATTGAGCGCGGTTCGTCCTCATCATTCACGCCAAACCGCGCCTTGGATTTCAGCGTGTGCGTCCATGCGATTGTCCGGCCCGACATTCCCATCATGTAAGAGACGCGCTTTTGAATCCTCTTTACCGCGCCACCTTTTTCCGACTGGTCGAATATTTCCCAGAACCCTTCTGCGGTCTCAGACGCTTCGATGGACTCAGAATCCTGCTTATCCGCCGCGAACCCAATGCCAGGAGGATTCTGTGTCAGCACCGCATCGAGCGAACGCCAACGTGCGCGGAAAATGTTGTAGGCGCCCATGAACATTGGGCATTGCACGTTCTGATCGTTTCCGATGTCAACATATCCTCCAGCCGTACCAACTTGGTAAACACCTGTAGACCAGTTGGGGTAAACGTGCTGGATTCCGTCGTAGTAGAAGCGCATGATGCGGTCGAGCAACACTTCGATGCGCCGGTCATACATTTCCTGGTCTTGGAGTTTCTTTACGATGCCCTCTAGTTTGTCAGTCAAGTCTTGAGGCATATCCCGGTTATTCTCGCCGTAGGTTGGCGGATCATCGGGCTGCGGCACCGAGTCTAGGCCGGTTTCGTCCGCTTCAAGTCCATCCGGGAGTAGGGCGTTAGTTTCCATCAATTCCTCTGTGCAGATTCCATTGCCAAGTTCACTACATCCTCACGCGCTAGAATCGCCGCTATTGCCCTTGCAACCACGTCACAGCACGGTTTCCCGTCGGTAATCATGCTCAGGCAGTACGGGCATTGAATCAGGCAGTCCTTCGGCGACAACCGCGCTTCCCGCATCTGCTTCCATACGTAATCGAGCTTCTGCTGTCCGGTCATGCACTGGCAACACGGCCCTTGCGTGAGCGGGTTCCACATATGCCGAACACAGTATGCGCCGTTGTGGTTCATCGTTGATACAACTTTCCCCGCGCCTTGGACTTGATGCGCTCGGCTTCCGATTCGCTGATGTTGCCCGCGTGTTCGCTGCGGGTAGCGCCGCTGATTGCTAGACGAGCGTGTGTGGCATCGTTGACCGGGAAGCTGCGCCCAGGGCCAGCAAAGGAACTCTTCGGCATTTTCTTGCGGTCAGCCGCGTACAACTTCATACAGTTTCCCCTTCCGCTCAGGCTTGCCCTTCTCAGAGCCGGTTGCAAAGTCGTGAAGCTGGTTTTTAGAGAGCTTTAGCAGCCCCCGGTTTCTCGAATAGAGTTTGCCGGGGGCGTGCTCCGCGATTTGCATGGCGGTCTGTTGCGCCTTCGATACGGACGGCATCGCTCACCGCCTTAGTGAATTGGTAGGATGCTCAGCGTATCCAGCACAAATCCACCAGTGCCGAAAGCGGCGGCGTTGATGACTTCAAGATCAAGCCACTGCGTACCTGTATTCGGCAAACTAGCAACCGCCGCCACGTTGATGTCAGTCCAAACGCTTGCCGTTCCTGCGGTTGCCACATTCACGATGTTGTAGGCGTGGATGAGTGCTGTTGAGGTGGTCGCTCCGGTCGCCGTAATGTCGATGTTGAAGCAGAACTGCGCAATACCGTTCCCGCTGGTAGCTGTCGAGGTTGCAGCAGCCGTTGTAGCCAATGCTACATCTGAATTGTTGTACGGGCCTTCCAGGAGCGCGAACTGCAACTGCGTTCCGGTAGTCGCGTAGACAAAATGGCCTGATCCGCAAATTTTGTACTCGCGGCCCACTTGAGAGAACAACGAACCGGGGAAACTAATAGCCGCGATATGGTAGGTTGCGGCGGCAGTTGCCGTAGCAGCCTGAGACATATACGTGACCGGGATTGGGCCTACCGCCCCAGCTTGGCTTGCCGCAAGATAGGCAAACGCTGTGCGATTGACCGTATCCGTCGCCCCAATCACCTTGGCCGTGGTGTTGACTGGCGTCACGCTGATGAGCGCCGTTGAGGATGTTTGCCCATAGGCAGTATTCGTCAAGGCGCAAGCCGGAATTACACTCTCAATTGTGGTCAGAGTGCAATTCGTGCTGGTGACAGGCACGTAAAACTCATTACCTGATCCGCCGCCTTGAATGGTCATGTAGACGATATAGCCTACCTGCCCTGCCGCAGCCGCCGGAGCGTTTACCGTGATGCTGGCATTGGTAGAAGTGGCAGTCAGGGCGCTTGCGACCTCCGAGGATGACTGAGATACCTGCCCCAAAACGTCCACATAGGCCGTCTTAAAGTAGTACGCGCCCGCAGTCAAAGAACCGCCAGCGGTAAGAGTGCCGGTAGAAGCAGCAGCGGCGGCGGTTGTAGTCTGCACCGTGGGCGTAGTGGTGAACCAGCGCAAACCGTAGTAGCCGGAAGTATCCTCAATGGTGACAAACGGATACGGAGTAGTTAATGCCTGAATAAGCGCCTGGGTTCCGCCCGCCACATACCACTTCTCGCCGATCTCAACGATGTTTCCAATGCTGGGCGTGAAGGCTGCGAAGTTGACAGCTTCAATCAAACCAGCATCGCCAGAACGCACAATATCACCAGCGCCATGAGCATAGGTAAACGATGCAGTCACCGAGCATTGCTGATAACTGTTTGCTTGTCCAGGATTGCATGAAGCCGAACTCGGTGTCACTACCTCATACGTCGCGCCGGAGCCGATTGCAATCGACGGAAGTACCGCGTACGAGAAAGGATAGAACACGTATCCAGTTCCCCCGCTTGTAGACTTGCCGTAATTCAGGGTGATGGAGTAGCTGGTGCCAGCATTGCCACCGCCCGCGCCAACGACCAGAGCGGCTCCCTGGCCAGCCGCGCCATAAGCGAAGCTCAGAGCGTCAACGCGGCCACCAAAAGTCGTTGGACCAGCAGGAACCTGCGCTACGACGGGCAAAGCCAGAAGCAACGCGCCGATAATCAATAGTGCCTTTTTCACGTCATTCTCCTTGGGCGTTCTGCCCGGTTACATTCCGCCCATCACTGGGCCTTCCTCGTTCTCTTCTTCACCGTGCTGGTGCTGCGGCTCTTCCGATTCTTCGCCAAAAAACTTGTCCAGCGCACCCTTGGCTTCATCCGCAGTATTGCTTTCGCCGTGGTCTTCATGCTTGCCCGCCTCGTCAATCGAGTGCGAGTGAGCGCTAATTCCGTCGTGATGCACGATATGGTGTCTATCGCCGTCGGTAAAATGGTGCCCGAGGTGGGCCAGTAGATGAAGATGGTCAGGATGTTCCTCGTGGGTTCCGTCTGGGTGCTCTGTATGGAAGGTTCCGTCGCCGTGGTCATGCACCTCGTGAATCTGATCGCTTCCGCCGTCACTCTTCGCTTGCTCTTCAGTCGATTCGTGCGGTTTGGTTTCGCTATGCGGCTTGGGAATATATGAGCTATTCCGCTCCCCGCCGCGCATCTTGCCGAGTCCATCAAAGCCGTCTCGCGCCATTATTTTGCCTCACTTTCGGTCGATTCCGGCAAAGATTCCACCGGGGTAGGTTTCGATTCACTTGGCTCCTGCGTTGAAATATCTATACCTAATCCAGCTATCGAAGGTTTCGAGCCGAACGGGAAAATCGGCTTCTGCGGAACGATGTTTACGCCATCCTCGGGGGTTGACTCTTTCGGCGCTATCGGCTCGTAATTCTCCTCAAGCAGGGCGGCTAACCTATCCGCAAGGTGCGGGTCGAGGGGAAGAATCAACTCATTCTTCAAGAGTTGCACAAATTCACTCGTCTTCATTAGATACTCCAATCTCAGGCTGCAACCCAAACGCTGATTCTGTCAAGCGGCGCACATCCGCCGAAGACTTGGCCTTGATGGTTGAATTGTCTACCTTTTCTTCCCTTGGTGTCAAAGGAATCTGTCGGAGGCGCCGAATTTCAGCCTCAAGCTGGGCGTTTCGGTCATTCGCAGCGGAAATAGTTACGTCGCGGCCTCCAATACAGTCGAACATGAGTTTTTCAAGCTGAACATTCTTCTTCGCTGTAGCTGACCAGCCGATTGCCTGAATGGCAACCACCACCAAAAGAACGAATATCACGCTAGCCACGAGTATGCCTCCTTGCTGCCAATTCTTCCTGAAAAACGGATATCACTGTCTTGCCGCCCATGATGACCCCCTTCTAGGATTATTGTCTTGCTTCCATTTTGCCATAAGCACCGATTTTGCCGTCATGTCCGCCTTGGGACTTAACCCTTCATAATACTCCTGCTGCCTTACTTGCAACGGTTTGGACGCCGGTCGCCCAAAGATTGCGTACAGTCCGTACCCGGAACCTTGAAGCGGAGAGTCTGATCCGTCGCTCGAACCTTCAATCTGCTCCACTTTCACCGGGTCCGACTTCACCAGCGGGATCACCCGGCGCAACTGCTTGCACTTGTCGCTCACCATCCAGCCCGGATACTCCAACGGGTGCCCACTTGCATCCTCGCCATACCTGATCCGCTTGGCCAGAAGTTCCCTCATCAGCGTATCGCGCCCCAGCTTGTCCCTTGTGCTTGGCAGCGGTATTGGGATGCCCTCGCGCCGAAGAACCGGCGTCATGCGCTGATTCACAGACCGCATATCCGCGCCCATCGTTGCTGTTGCTTTACTGTATTCCGCATCGAAAGAATGTGTGAAGTTGATGAACTGCGGAATCTCCATCTTGCCATGTTCGTTCTCTTCGACCGCCCACTCTGCAATGTGCTCGGCCAGGTCTTCCGGCTGCTCATGTTGGGTGTAAAGCTCATCGTATGTGTAGACTTCGCCATTAGGACCCATGCAGTGCTTGTAGTAGCTGGCCGGGTGCTCATAGCCCCAGTTGCCTGAAATCCAGCGGCGATACCAGTCCGGGAACCGCACGCTGCCAGCCTTGAATACATGGATATTCTCATCCCACACGCCTCTGAAGTATCCGCCAGCCGCTCCCCACAGGCCGAACTTGAGCGCATCGCGCACATCTGCCGGGTACGCTTCCAGATTCTTGAGGAACGTCGGATCGTTGGCGAAGATCGGGTTGTCTAGATAGGTTGCCGGGAAATAGTCGTAATCCTCTGGATCAAACGCCGCCTTCTGGCTATCGTCCATCCCCATGCAGGGAATACCCTTGACGAACAAATCCTCTACCCACATCGCGCCAATGCCGATAGGATTGCCTGCCCCATACTTGCGCGGCTTGTTGCTCACCGGACAGCGGTTCCAGGCCGCAACACTTGCCCACTGCTTGAAAGTGAACTCGCACAACTCATCGTAGCCCATGTGGAACCATTGACCTTGCCAACCCCAAACATCATGCTCATACTGCATTGAGCCAAACTTGGTCGTAGCGCCATTCAGCCATGTGACCTGGTTCTTTCCCTCGTTGTACTGCCGGTAAAGCTCTCGCGGAAACGACTCGCGGAACCTGGTAATCACCGTAGCTTCGAGCATGGGGAATGTGCGCCGGAACAGAATCGTGTGGACCTTGGGGCCGTCCTCGTTGCTGAACTCGTTGCAGGCCTGGAACTGCTCCATCAGCATGCCCATTGTCTTGCCGGGTCCAGCCGCGCCACCCATGAACCCATATGGTGCCGCCGAAGCATGGAAGCGGCATTGGAACGGGTATGGATCGTATATCTTGCGCGTGTCGATGATGAAGCGGTCAACGCCGGTCAGCATGGGCTATCCGTGGTAGATGACGAGTGAGCCGGTCGTGGGAGCCGTGGCGAACAAGCCTCTAACCCACGGCACAGCGCATGAGATCGTAGCAAGAGCACCGGCAGCGATAGACGAGCCGAGAGATGCGTACAGCGCCGCGCTATCTGAGGGGGCAGCTTGCATCTGGACTGCCTGGTTTGTGCTGTTAAACACCGTGCACTGTGTCGCGCTGTCTGCCTGGTGCGGCGCAATGGCCACCTGTTGAGTCGCCAGAATCCCGCTATCGACTGCCGCATTGTTGACCAGAGCGTACTGGTCGCCTGTATAGAGCGCAGGCTTGGGAGTAGGCATGGGTTGAGTGTTGTATGCTGGCATGGATCACCTCATCTGTGAGTGTACATCTCCCAGCACCAGAGGCCAATGACGTGTTGTGCTGAAAGACTTGCAGAGAGCAAGCAGACAAGCAAAAGCATAATGCGTCTCATTGCTGCTCCTCAATAGAACTCCGCGCAGTCTTGGCAGTATCGTTGCTCTCCGGCCTTGTATGTGCGGTGATCCTTGTGCGGCTCAGACGAGGGTCTTTCGTTATATCCTCCCCCTCCGCTGGCGACCAGTTCACCCCGCACGGGTTGCACCGGATGTAGCTTGACCGGCTTACTCTTGGCTGGCCGCAGAACGGGCAGGGCGGCTCGGTCCCCACTTCGTCCATTGCATCCTTGCGCATCGACTCCTGTTCCTCGTACGTCAGCATTCTCAATCCTCCGAAGCAGCCACTCATTTATCGGAATTCCAGACGCGGTAGCAAGACCCTTAATTGCCATGAACTGCTCAGCATCTCGAAATCTCAACTGGAATTGCGGCCTTAACTTCATATCAATATCATATCACTATTTAGGCGGCCTGGGTATGCTCGTGATAATCTGCACCGGACCGCCACCGTCGCCGGTAATCGCCGTCTTGTCTCCGTATTTCTTCGGGTCAAGCTTCGATAGCAGCCACTTACGAGCATCTATGCGCAGCTTGCGGTGCTCCAGCATATCGCTGATCTTTACCTCGCGATCATTCCCTTTGATCGTAACCACCTCGCCTGGTTGCGGCTCATCGGCAATTGCCTGAATTTCGTCCGCAAGTATCTGTAATTGCTCGGTTTTCGCGCGCGCGTAAATATCCCGCAATTCGGGACGCTCTAGCAACCATCGATAAAAAGTAGACGTACCTGGGTATCGTTCGTCGCTTGCTAGTATTGATTCTAAAGAGCTTGAATGAGTTCCAATCTCACGACAAATATCTGCCGCAATATCTGGATTGTAGTCGCTTGGTCGTCCGGCTGGCATAGCGTGAGGCTCCTAACCTGATAGGAATCAGAATACCACAATGCATATATTCCTGTGGTTTTTCCACAGATAAATGATTTTTTCCACAGCTTTATTGTATGATATTGACGAATTTAGTTGACAATGACGGTAATAATCGATAATCTGATTATGTTGATGAGCGAGGGATACGCCACAAGCAAGCCGAGTGAATGGAATTGAGAGCGCGGCGGGTTGCAGGACTTGATCCTGGTACACATGGCCTCTTTGGACTAGCTCGACAACAACTAGCAGATCGTGGACTCATTTCGTACCGTTACATCAGCACCAAAGAAAGGGTTTAGTAATGAACCTCACCACGACATTCGCCCTCCTGCGCAAGGCGTCAGCCTGCAAACCGCGCTATGCATTCCTACGCAAAGCGCTCTCATGCGAGGAATACGGCGACGATACGCCTATCAACCTGCTCACTATCCTCGATACCAACGGCTTGGATGATGCACTCTGGGCGCTCTCTGCAACCATCCAGAATTGTGACAAGGTAGCACGGCTTATGGCTGCGGACTTTGCCGAGCAAATATTGCCAATTTGGCAGAAATATACGGACGACAAGCGCCCTGAATTGGCAATCAAGGCGGCACGTGACTTTGCTAACGGACTCATCACCGATCAAGCTCGGGCCGATGCTCGGTCCGATGCTTGGGCCGCCACTGGGAACGCCTCTTGGGACGCTGCTGTGGCCGCTGCTCGGGACGCTGCTTGGGCCGCCACTGGGAGCGCCTCTTGGGACCCTGCTCGGGACGCTGCTTGGGCCGCTGCTCGGGCCGCTGCTTGGGACGACGCCTCTTGGGTCGCTGCTCGGGCCGCTGCTCGGGCCGCTGCTTGGGCCGCCGCTTGGGACGCTGCTGTGGCCGCTGCTCGGGCCGCTGCTTGGGCCGCCGCTTGGGCCGCTGCTGGGGACGACGCTGCTTGGGCCGCCGCTGGGGACGCCGCTTGGGACGCTGCTCGGGCCGATGCTTGGGACGCCGCTTGGGACGCTGCTGTGGAAGCCTCTTGGGACGCTGCTCGTCTCACCGCTGGAGACGCCGCTTGGGACGCTGCTGTGGCTATACAAAAGGCGATATTTGTAGGCTACCTCCAACCTAAAGTCTAATCGCAGAACTGGAGAATGAAATGCTAAAACCGCGCACATTTTTGGATGATTACGACCCCGACGCGGAAATGGATGCGATGGTAATCGAGGTTTTGGCTGACATCGCAGCAGCGCGGGAAAACCGCAATCGCAACAACATTTTTATTATGGATATGGCATACGATGACCGCCGCGCAATTGATGCAAATCCGGTGATTTTTCCGGGCGGCGGTGCATGGATGCCGGCAGAAAGGGAAACATGAACGTCGAACTCGAAAGAGCTAAGGAGATTATCGCCGAGATGGAAGACACGCCAGACAAGTCTCCAGTCGCAAGGAAGCACCGCGCACGTATCGCGCTGATCGACTACAGGCTGTTTCTGCTGGGAAGGAGGTCGTATGAGGACCTATGTCTGGTAAGAGCAAAAGCGATTGAATCGGGAGTGTCGGAGCAGCAATTGATTGAAAAGTCATATCGGATGCGGCAAATGTGGGCCGCAGGGAAACTGAGATAACGATCTACAGCTAAGGGCGCGGCTGATACGCGCTGGAGGAATGAGATGAGAGGATTTAAAGGGTTCGACAAGGATTTTAAGTGCCGAGATATGCAGTATGAGATCGGTAAAACCTACACCGTGGATGGAAAAATCAAACTATGCTCACGGGGGTTACATTTCTATGAGAATCCGCTTGATGTTTTGAGGTATTATCCACTCGGAAATAGAATTGCAGAAGTGGAAGCCGATGGGGTATCCGAAGAAACAAAAAAAGATAGCAATCGCGTGGCTTCCACCTTGAAAATCGGAGCAGAATTATCATTAGAAAGCCTGGCGAAGGCATCTGTCCATTTCGTACTTGAAAAGGCAAAAATTTCTCCCGCCGGAAACTATTCGCACTCAGCAACATCCGGAAACTCTTCGCACTCAGCAACATCCGGAGACTCTTCGCACTCAGCAACATCCGGAAACTATTCGCACTCAGCAACATCCGGATACTCTTCGCACTCAGCAACATCCGGAAACTATTCGCACTCAGCAACATCCGGAAACTCTTCGCACTCAGCAACATCCGGAAACTCTTCGCACTCAGCAACATCCGGAGACTATTCGAACTCAGCAACATCCGGATACTCTTCGC